TAATTGTGTTTGATAACGTGCAAACTGATTTCCGTATTCTTGAGACGCCGCACCTTGACCGTAATTCATTAAATCTGTTCCGGTTTGTCCTGAGAAAAAACCTCCTCGGGCAGCCGCACTTTTATTTACCGAGTCCAATCCCTGATTAAGCCTCCACTGATAACTGGGGTCAGCATTTGGACCGGACGTACTAAAAGAAAATTGCCCGGGATCAGTTAAACTGTTTTTTTGTCTATACCCCTTGTCTTGCGTCGGATCCATATTTTCAAAACTTCCAGCTAACCGTTGCAACTCAGGCAAAGCTTGCGTTCCTGCTTGTTTCCACGGCGCTTGAATATTTTGTTGATATTCCCACATTTGACGCTGTAAATCCAAAGCATCGTTTGAAGATTTTGTTTGTGCATCAAGCGCTTTATTTTGTGCATCCTCTTGAAATCCGGCTGAAGAAGCAGTAAACGCGGATTTAAGCCACGGCATAAAATCGGCCATTTTATTTACCTCCTATTAACTCAAAAACATCTGTTATGTTTGCGCGGCGAATAATCATTATAGATTAGATGACAGCTTCCGTGTCCATTGGCCGTTCATCCCGGACGTAACCGCCGCCCCGTTCCAAAAATTATTCAGCTGGCTGCTGATGTTTAAAATACGCGCCAAATCGGCAACGGTAAAACCACAATTAAGCGCGGTAAGGTCAGCATCTTGAATGGGGTTTGTTCCCGTACTGCAAAATTCCTCAAACCAGGAAGAACCTAGCGTCGCGATCTGCGCCTGCAGGTCCACAAATTGTGCCGCCACTTGTTGAACACGTCCAAGAAACATTGTCTGCCTTTGATTGTTCATTTTAATCTCTCCTTTTATTTATATTCCCACACTATAATTAAACCCGCTGCACCACTGCCACCCGTTTTAATGGCGCCACCGGAAACGGACACGGCACCGCCGCCACCACTTCCGTACCCGGTCCCGTTGTTTCCGTTTGTGTTATTTGAAGACGCTATTGCTGGCAAGCCTAAAAATGAACAGCCGCCCTGTCCAGAAATAGCGGCACCCGCTGCTGCAATTGTAGAAAAGATTAAACCCCAACCACCGCCGCCGCCCTGAATATTTATGTCTCCACCAGAACCAACACCACCCGCACCGCCCTGTGAAACGGCTTGAGGTAAAGACGTTCCTTGTGCTGCACAACCCGCAGCCGCGCCCCCGCCGTTTGCTGTAATCAGTGGACCGGGACCAAAAGTCGAAGCATTGCCAGCCGTTCCCGCCGATCCGTTAGTTCCACCTGACGCAGAAGCTCCAACCGCATACGTATACGAACCAGCTAAAGAAGTTATCCAAAGCTTAGAATAACCACCACCACCGCCACCCGCAGCCGCCGCCGCTGTTGATCCGGGAGTTGCCGGAACGCCACCACCGCCACCACCGCCGCCTTGAACCTCAACCAAAATAGCCGTGGTTCCGGCGGTTGGTGTATACGTTCCGCTGGCAGACGTCAATATTTGCTTCCCGGTGAATAAATAACCCGTAGCTGCCGCCGCATCTTCGGCGCCGCCAGTTATATGAACATAACCTGTTCCGGTTGGTGCAGACATTCCGGTTCCAGCGGGCGTTCCCCAGCCTCCATCTCCGCGCAAAAATTGAGTAAGGCTGTTGGGAGCAATCGGGCAAAAACCGTGCTTGGTGATAGACACGTTGTTTGTTGTGTTATTGGCTAAAGTAATATCGGCCTCAACCACCGCACCAAACGCGGGATTTCCGGCGGCGTTACCATGCAAAACCGTGGTTGTGCTTCCTTGGTTGGCATAATCAGCAGAGGCAAGTCCGAGCGTAATATTTGCCGACAATGCTTTACCGTTAACCGTGAGCGTTGTTGGAACACCGCCCAAGCCCACTAGGGTTTGGTCGCCGGTGTTGGTGTTTGAAGTGTTGCCTATGACCACTTTTTGTGCATCCGTACAATATCGTTTATCTGTGCTATCGGCTATATCTGCGGTAGTTGCCGCCGCGCCAGATGTTACCAAGCCTTTGGCATCGTAAGTTATTTTAGTTTTTGTTCCCGGAGTAATTGCGGTATTTGCCGTAACTTTCCCGGTAACGCTAGAAATTAAAATATGATCGGAAGCGGTTAAATATCCCGCCACGGAGTCGGTAGCCGCTGGGATAGATATAACCGGGGTATTACCACCTGTACTTTGAACGGGAGACGTTGCGCTTACCGAAGCCACACCCGTAGCCGTCAAAATATAATTTGACAAGTCAGTAAACCACTTGCGCCAAGCTGACGCCGCGATTATGCCTTGCATTTTACTGAACAATCCTTCGTTAAATGGCGGCGGAGTTATCATTAAATTTCAGCCTCCGTCGTCATATATGCACCGATCAAAACCTTTTTAATGGAGGCCGATATCGCAATGCGGAAAGTACGATTACGAGAAGCGCCAAGACGCCGCCAAATTGATCGCGTTTTATATGCTCCCAATGCTCCCAAAGACGACGCGTGATCGCTTGACCAAGTATGCCCACCGTCAACCGACCAAGAAAGTAAAGCAACTGGTATATTTGGCTGATTATTTAAAAAAACTTTAATTACTGTATTGTTATAATTAACAACAATAAAATAATCCATGTAATTACTCATAAAGGCCGAAGAAGGTAAAATCGGCCTAGTGTCAATTATGGCGTTTGTTCCGGCATCTATAAAATAAACTTTGTCAAAACACCCAGCGGCCACAATACCGTTTGAATAAGCCAACCCAATTGCATTACTTCCCACCGTGATCGTAGCCACAACCGTATTTGTGGCGGGGTCTATTTTAGATACCGTTCCGCTTAGGGAATTTGCTACCCATAAAAATTTATCATTAAAAACCAAACCCTCCGGACCGTTCTCAACTGTAATTGTTACGGACGCCCCGGTAATTTCATTTATTCGGGTAACTGTTCCTCCATTGTAATTTGCTACCCACACGCTCCCAAAACAGAAAATAACTTCTTCCGGGTCCAAATCAACCGGAAAATTTTCAACCACCAAGTTAGTTACCGGATCAATTTTAATCGCTAAATTTAAATCTTGATCCACTGTCCAAACGTAATTTGTACCGCAAATAACCCCATAATTAGGCCCCAAAGATGCTTGAATGACCGTGGTAACGGTTTCGGTAATTAAATCAATTCGAGTTATTGAATTTGGAACACTTACACCGCTACCGTTGGAAATCCACAACGAACCAAAACCCGAACACACTCCATGCGGATTAGTTGTGTATTCTGAAATATCTATTGTTTTAACCACTTGATTAGTGGTCAAATCTATTTTAAAAACCGCACCATAATCAGAAGTCACCCACGCATATTTATCCACAACAGCAACATGCTCCAACTGTGCGAAACCAGAATAAGAAATAATTTGATTTTGATTAATAATGTTTTGAACATCGCCCACACCCGTTTCCATATCCATTTGCAAGCTCGAAATAAAAACGTTTCCGCTGTTCAATCCATCCTCTAAAGGAGTGGCGACGCGCAAGCTTGCAATAGGCAAATCATTATCGGTCAAATACTTTTCGGACATTTCATACAGTTTACCACTCTGGAAATCACCTATGTAATGCTTTCCCCATGCGTGAACGTAGCAATTAGCAATGTGACGCCCGATTGCATACGGCGAACCAGTATACAAAGAACGCTCATGCCACATTTGAGTAGTGAAGTCATAAACCCAAGTATGATTTTCCGTGGGAAAAGTTATCTGATAAAACTCGTGTCCATTTTCGGTATAGCAAAATGCGAACGCATCAGAAATTATCGAGTATTGAGAAATATCGTAATTAACCGCTTGCGTAGAAATTGGAACAACGCCGTAACCCTGAGCAGTTCCGATAAAAGCAAACTCTCCGCCATCACCGTTGCGCTGCGATACAAGCCAAGTAATTGTATTGTTTCCTACGGCAACAGAGTAAGGCGCTTCCGTTCCGTAATCAATTACTCCCATGCGAGCGAACGGTGGCGTACCCGTACCCGACTGTATCCAAACTTCCGAAGTATAATCTCCGATCAACCAAGCCTCGTTATGGTTATTTACCACCGCCTGTAAAGTATCGGGAGAAGAATCGGCGGTTGAAATATCTAATCCGCTCCAAGACGTCCCATCATATAAACCAGATACACGCCACTTACCACCACCAGCGTCAACCATAAAATAACCACCAATAAAGCAAACGGTTTTAGACGCAAACGCTTGACTTGACAAAAGTGAAGTCACTACATCAACCACATAGACATTTATACCGTCAACAAAAGCAAGTTGATTACCGCCAGTAGGAGCCAACCCGTTATTAGCCATAACTACACGCCCGGATGCAGTCGCAAGAGTAACCTGTGTGCCTGTACCGCTATCCATTATTGGGAAAAGATTTTTTGCCGCATCCACAGAATAAAGTTTGTTGCTCGCCACAAAATAAATAAGGTTGTTAAAAAAATGAGCACCACGGGAAGAGTTAAGCAATGTATCCACAAAAAGAGTACTGCCAGGTGTACCCACCAAAGAAACCACGCTTTTGCTGTCTTGCGAATTAACCTCTGGGTATAAATTAACGCAACGGCTAGCGTTTACGTTTGATGATCGCCCAAGGTATCCAGGGCCGATAATTTGATATTTCGACATGATTTACCGCCTCTATTCAAACATACCGGACCAAATGTTAAATGCTCGCGTTTTACCAGAAAAGTCAACCGAAGCCAAAAACCGCTTATTACGTGAATTAATGTTTTCAATAATACGCATTGACTCGTGCGCCACTTCGTACACTTCCGGGTGTATCGCCTTTCCGTATTCCGGCGCAAGCTCACAAGCCAAGTTGTAAATCATTGACCGTAAATAAACCGGTGGAAACGTGACTGTATCGCTCAACGTTGCAAACTCCGTAAAAGCCTTTTCAGAATCAATAAAAAGTGTGTAGGTTGACGACGTGTCCGGGTAGGGATATAGCAAAATAGTTCCTTTTTGAACCGTTTGCTGTGTTACTCCCGGATCATAAAACAGTGCTTGCGGCCTACTTACTTCTCCCACTATTGTTTTACCCGCGTATGAATCGTAAGTTTCACGCCCCACAACTTGCAAATCAAAATCAGCGTTATTCGCATCACGCACAAACCCACCTATGATTTCAAAAGGCTTTGCGCTCGTAACATCGCAACCCACAGGGCCAATGGTATAAACTCCCTTAGCGGCGGTCAATGCAAAGCTTTCCTGGACTTGCGCCGTAGTGAGTAAGCTTCGACCAGACCACGAGTCAAGCATAGCATTTAAAGAATAAAAACCATCGTTCATTTGTTGGGCTGTAGGCACTTCACCTTCCGCCAATATAACCAACTTCTGCAAAGCCTTAGTCACTATATCTCGCGGCGTAGTCGCTGGCATAATTACTCCTTGATCTTAGCCTTTCGGCCCCGCTTCTTTGGCAAAACCAATTCTTGCTTAGGTTCTTCGGCCTTTGTCGTTTCCGGCTTAACTTCTTCCGGTTCCGGCTTGATCGGCTCCATGTTTTCATAGATACCAACAAGAACATACTCGCCGGTCATAGCAAAATATTCTTGCTGAAACTTTTCAAGCTCCGCATTGTGATACATGACTTTAGCCTTTAAATTTTCTGCCTCGTTCACCTTTTTAGGTTCCGTGGTCCAACCCAAAGAAACAAAAAAGTTTAACTCTTCCTGATCGCAAACAGTCTTGCTTCCCTCGATAACGTGATAAATCACACGCGGGAAGTTGCGGTGTTCATAAACCTGTGGCGTCAACGTCCAGCCCTCTTTCAACCAAAAAGCAAGGTCAGCTTGAGCATTCACCGTGCGCGGTTGCTCACCAAGACGATATAATTTAACCGGGTAAGTGATTACGTTATCCATAAAGCTCCTTGTTGCGCTTTGTGATATATTCTTTGGTCGACGGCGTTCTTGAGCTTTTGCTTTTTCGTGTATTTGACGCCAACCCTACGGGCCGCATATCCTCGGAATTTCCCTTTAAACTATTAGCAAAGTTTTGTGTCTGATCCGCTCCGTCCAAAAACTTACCGGCCGTTTTTAATTTCTCGGAGCTTTCCTCTTTACTTATTTTATATTTTGTGCGTTTATACATTCTCGGCTTAGGTTCTTTTATTCCCCAATCATCGGCAGGCATTTTAAATCCTCCCAGCAATTTCTTTATTGCGCTTTTGAATATACTTGGCGGTAGATAATTTAACCGGTTTCTTTTTACTGGCAAACTTGGTTTCCGTTTTCTTCGGTTTTCCTTCATGTTTCAACATTTTAATGTTTTTCTTAGGAATTGACTTCATTTTGTTTGCTCCGTTCTTTCCGCAAATTTGGTTTATTGAAATTCTTTTCGTTTACTGTCAAGAAAATTCCGTACCGGGCGGCTATGTTTTCTCTGTATTCAGGATCTTTATACGTTGCTACTTGGCGATTGTCAGCAACCAGTTCGCCATCGTGTATTTGATACGTTGGATTTTCTGCCGTGTGCGCTTTAATCTTTGGTGACGAATCCTTCAACCGTTCAAACATTTCAGGGCTAATATCGTCCGCACCCTCACAGCTTGACCGTTTACGCAAAGGCATTGCCGCTCCGCAAAGCTTGCAATATGTTTCCATTTGAGAAACAAAATCCTTTGGCACTTTTGTCCACCATTCAGGCGTAGTAGTAACATCCCAA